TAAAAACTAAACAGGAAGTAACATGGCAAGCATAGCCGATGAAAGAGTAGCAATAGAAAAAAGGCTCAGTGATAACTGGACAACTACGGATATTGCGTTTGACAATGTGCCGTACAGCCCAACGAGTGCTAATTATATTGCTCTTTTTATTTTGCCCGCCAGTGCTACGCAAAACGAAATACAAGGAACAAACTCACAAATACGCTATGTAGGCGTTATTACAATTCAGATATTTACCGCTACCGACATTGGTTCGGCAACGGCACTAGGATATGCAGATACGTTATCAGCATTATTTCGCAACGCTCAATTCAACTATGGGACTAGCGGAACAATTACGACCAGACAGCCACAAATCCAAAGAGTAGGTGTTGTGTCGGGGCGTTTTCAAATCAATCTGTCAGTCCCTTACTATCGGGACGCAACAACTTAACAGGAGGTTTTCAACATGGCAGACACCAATCGTACCTCGCTGTTCCTCTTGGAAGAGTCAACATTTGGAACAACGCCCGCATCATCAGCATGGACAACTTTACGTCCAACTGGTGAAAGTTTACAATTTGGAATTACGAATACATCATCAGACGAAATTCGTTCTGACAGAAACATACAGGATTTGGTTCAAACCGATGCGACTGTTTCTGGCGATATTAATTTTGAATTATCACATGGTTCATTTGATACATTGCTTGAAGGGGCAATGTGTTCAGCGTTTAGTTCCAATGTCTTAAAAAATGGAACGACAGCAAAGTCATACACTTTTGAAAAGAAGTTTGCCGATGCGGGACGATTCCACACTTACAAAGGGTGTAGAATTGGTGGGTTTACTTTAAATGTGGCATCTGGCTCTATCGTTACTGGTTCGTTTAGTGTTCAAGGTAAAAATGGGATTGCGGGCGGTAGTTCGGCATCGTCTGGGACTCCAAATGCTTCATCAACAACAACTCCATTTAATGCTGTTGGGAACGTAGGTACAATTAAAGAAGGTGGCTCGACACTTTCAGACCAAGTTATGTCAATTAGTTTATCGGCAACAAACAACTTACGTTCAAATCAAGCGATTGGAACATTAGGTTCTACAGGCATTGGTTTAGGTTCGTTTGAGGTTACTGGGACTATGTCGGTTTATTTTGCAAACGATACACTGTACGCAAAATATCTTGCATCTACTGCATCGTCTTTAGAATTTACAATGACTGACGCAAGTTCAAACGCTATCACGATACTTCTACCAAAAATTAAATATTCTAGTGGTACAGTTCTAGCGGGTGGCGGTAACGCTGATGTTATGGTCGAGCTAGGTTTTCAAGCAATTTATAACGCAAGCGATACAGCAACAATTAAAATTACTAGAACTTAATCAAACCGTGCGGTGGTTGAATGGCAATGACCCCAATCATCGTACAAACACAAAGGGCAAATAAATGGATTTAAACCAATTTACGACAAATGTTTCAAAATCAAATGAAGGGGTTTGGGTGGAACATGATGGCGAGACATCGTTCTTAATTGCAAGAATGAATAATGCTAATTTTCAAAAGGTATTTAATCGAAGTATGAAACCGTATCGAAAGATGTTTGAAGATGGCAAACTGTCTATGCAAAGACAAAATGATGTTTTGTGCAATGTCATGGCAGAAACAATTTTACTTGATTGGAAAGGGTTGCACTTTGATGGTGTTGAAGTGCCCTATTCAAAAGAAAAAGCCTTAGAACTTTTAAAATCAGACGGTAACGATGAATTTAGAGAACTAATTTTAAGTTACGCACAAGACAATGAAACCTACCGTAATGAAAAATTGGATAAGTCAGTAAAAAACTTAAAAACTGGATGAGATGGCAAATGACTTGGGGACAGTATAGCGATGATTTAATTGAAGGCGGTCAAGACCCCGCCACTATGCCGTTTCTTGCTTCTCAGCCAGAGTTAAATGAAGATGAACAAGTAGCTATAGATGCGTTCCAAGTATTATCCTCTAGTCGGGTTGTTGGGATGGGAATGGGTCAAATACCTTTTAGCGAAATATCGCATTGTGCCAATGTTCTTGATGTTGTGGACTTCTGGGCTTTTGTTCAACAAGTACAAGCGATTGACCAAGAATTTTGTGCCGTATCCGCAGAAAGGGCAAAGTCATGAATCTAGCTAAACTTGATATTGTTGTTGATAGCAAACAGGCGACAAGAGAATTAGACAGATTTAGAGGGGTTGCTACCAGAAGTGCAATGGCAATCAATACGGCTTTTAGAAGAATGGGCGGTATTCTTAGCAGTATAAGAGGTCATGTATTTTCATTAAAAACTGCTTTTGCGACTTTGGGAGTAGCGTTGGTTGCAAGAGACTTTATGCAAACAGCTAATTTTATGGAGCAAACACGATTTCAGCTAGTCGCTATTACAAGGTCAGCGGAAAAAGCTAACAAGATTTTCGCCAATACAAGTAAGTTTGCAAGCGAAGTGTCATTTGGTTTTCAAGAACTTTTCCAAGCATCAAAAATTCTAACACCAGTTTTAGATGGTAATGCTAAAGATATTGATTTCTTTTTACGAGCATCAGCCGATATAGCTTCAACCGTTGGTATATCCGTTGAGCAATCAGCTATACAAATGCAAAAAGCATTATCTGCGGGTATCGGGGCATCAGAAATCTTTAGAGAAAAAGGCGTTTCAGATATGCTTGGCTTTGCATCTGGCGTGGCAGTATCCGCAGACCAAACACGAAAGAAATTAGAGGAATTTTTTAGCGATAGCACGAACAAAGTTGTTGGAAATGCTCAAGCCATGTCATCAACCTTTTTAGGTGTTGTGTCGATGATTAACGATAAAGTGTTTAACTTAAAAACTGTCTTTATGGATAGTGGGGTGTTTGATTTCTTTAAAGCCCTTGCCATTGTAATAAATGACGAAATGGCAAGAAATATGGAAAGTTTGCGAAAAGGAACAACCAAAGCGGGTGAGGCATTTACAAATTTTCTTAAAAACGCATTGTTCGGTTTAGCGGGAACGATTGAGTTTTTTAAAGAAGTTAAACAAAGTATAATTAGTACAATAGATTTATTTATTGCGGGCTATAATAAATTAAATGTGTTAGCGGGCGGTTATTTAGCAGAATTTGGCTTTTTAGGGTTTTTATTTTTAGGAAGTCGAGGTGCTAAAGGTGGGCTAATAGGCGTAATATCAGCAGTCGCTTTAGGTGTAATGGATATGCTTGTTGCTTCAATGTTATCAAATGTGAGTAAGGCAATTAATTCAATGGTTAATCTTTTGCCCGCAAGTATGAGAACAACTACCATAAAAAGTTTTGAGGATGCCAGTCCCGAATATAGAGGGGCAATATTAGGTGGAACTGGAAAAGACCCAACTAAAGAGAATTATGAAAGTGAACTTCTTGGTAGAGGTTATATGGCGACAACCGATGGATTTACAAAAGACCTGTTTTCTGGAGCTACGGTAAGTTTGAAAGCAGAAGCAGAAAGGTACGCAAACGCAGAAAAAGGTTTTCGATTTGCTTTTGACCAACTGGTTACGTCATTAATGGAAACAATAGGAATAGAGTCAAAAACAAACGAAAAATTAATCTCGCAAGTAAGCGATCACAAAGATGCTCATGGGGGAACTGGCATAGCGGGTAGCATGGTAAGTTTTGTTTCTAATTTTGAAAGTGTTTTTGACAGCTTACGCAATAAAATGGATGAAACAGGAAATACTGTTGTTGCAGTAGCCAAGAAAACAAAATCAGCAAGCCAGTTAATTCAAGACGGTTTTGATAACGCTATCGAAACAGCTTTAAAAGTAACAGACCGTTATGAAAAGTTTGGGCAAAAAATATTTGATAGTTTGGGTGATGGATTAGAAAAATTAATTCGTACAGGACAATTAAACTTTAAAAACTTTATTACCACTATAGTTCAAGATTTTCTCGTTATGGAATCTCGTATTGCATTAACAAACCTTATGAAAATGGGCGGTGGACTTGGTTCGATATTTAATGCGTTTTCATATGGTGGTGGTATGGCGGGCGGTGGTCAAGTATCGCCCAACAGAGCCTATACGGTTGGTGAACGTGGGCGTGAAACCTTTGTTCCAAGTTCTGCGGGTCGCATTGTTCCTAACGGTGGCGAAGGTGGTGGGGTTCAAATCGTACAGCATTTTGATTTTAGCAACGCAGATGAAGCCATAACATCACGATTAGCAAGAACCGCCCAAAGTATTAAAGATGAAACATTTAACAGCGTCTTTGGTGCGATTAATGCGGGCGGGCAA